ACCCGAAATATGACTGTGATCAAATTCAATTTCTTCTACTGCACTACGATTCAACTGTGATGCTGTAACCATTAGCACACCCAGTTCCTTGGCCAAGTTACGCAGTTCTTCTGAAACATATTTGTCTTTCACAAACAAGTCATTGGGACTGACTTTGGCACTGACCGGCATCAACAAATCCAAATAGTCAACCATGATAAAGTCAACTCGGATATTTGTCTGTATCTGCACTTCTTTGATATAACTTCTAATGTCATTGATGTTGCTTTGTGCTGGCAGTCCTTTGACTCTATACTGTCCGGATTTTTTAGCAACCAGTTTGACTTTGAGTTCTGTTGTGTCAATGTCTTTACGAATATCTTTGGTGCTCATGTTTGTTAACATAGCATCTGTTCGCAAACTTGTGAGTTCTTCACTCAATTCAAGTGTGACATAAACACCGCTCAAGCCTTGTTGCAACCAGTTTAATGCTATGTTCATCATCACAAGACTCTTGCCTGATCCGGATCCCCCGGCAAAGATGTTTAGTTCACCGCGACTAAATCCACCGTACAGCAATCTGTCCAGTTGTGGCCAGCCTGTTGATACTTGTCCACCTGAATTGAAATACTTGTTGATACGACCTGCTGGATCAGCAAAGTAGTCTGTGCCCATGTCTTTGGTCAAACTTATTTGTACCGCATCCTTGATCAGTTTCTCTACCGGTTCAAACTCGCCTTTTTCCAACAAGTCTGCACTCTTTAAAATTGCACGTTCAAGTTCTTGTCGTTTGGTAAAGCCTTCAAACTCCTGCATGAACCAATCATAGTGTCCTTCGTTTAGTTCAGGCACAGGTGCAAGTTTGATTCCTGTGGTTGCAGAGATCTGCATTCTGTCAGGCATGGTCTTGTGCTTGTCACTGTGTTCCTTGATAAACTCAGCCGCAGGTCTAAGACTGCGATCAAAGTTTGCAGGGTTGTAGATGTTTTGAACACGCACATAACTGGCCGCATCTTCTAACATCATTTCTAGAAATAGTCTTTGGACATCGAGAGAATAATCTTTTAACACTTTTCTTGTTTCCTATCTATATTATCGTAAATTTCTATGTCAACAATTTTTTCTGCTTCTTCTTGACTCAATCCTTGATTGAGTAATTCATGTATTCTTTTTGCATAATATTTTCCTGCAAATATATGCGGAGGCGGAGTTGTGACTTTATTATACAAGCAAATATCAAAATCAAGATATCTTAAAATTTCTGGAGGCGTTTTAATACTGTACAGTTGATTGAAAAATTCAATCTCCTTGGCAGTTGATTCATTGGCTTTGTTAAATTTGGTGAACCATGTTGCTGTTTCTTGATCAATGTTTTCATTGTGTGCTGTCAAAATATTCAGTGTATATTGCTTATGATCAAGTTCAGTGTCAATTGGAATCCAATCTATGTGCTTGGCGTTTTCACCTAACATTCTATATAGACTGTAACTGTGTGCTTCTACACTAGTCAAGTTAGCCAAAAATCTAAACCTTTCTGGATGGCCAACAAACACTGATTTCATTTCAGGGAAGAAATTAACTATTCCCTCTACAATACCTTTTCTGTGTCTGACTAATGGATGTCTTATGTAAGAAAATACATAATCATCTGACCAGTTTATTTCCTGTGTGTTTGTTTCTATCCAATTTAATTTTTTAAAAAACGCATCGTAAAACGTACTAGCACATTTGTTACAACTAAAATACACCAACTTTGTATTTTTTGTTGAACGGTAGCATAACCAAGGGACATGATGATCTAGTAAAGGTTCAAATTTTTGCATAATCTAATCTTTTAATAAGTTGATTCAACAACTCAGACAAATTTGCAATTCTAAATTCTCGTGACAGAATTTCTTGTATGATTGTTGTTCCAGTTTGTGACGTGGCAAGGATTAGAATTTTTTTAATAGCCATTTTTTTCTCATCTCAATTTTTATCTTACTGGTTTCTCTTGCTTGCATAATAGTTAGCACGGTGCCTAGTTTTCCTAACTTTATTACCGCATCATTTACATCTTTACAACCTTCTGGCCATTCAGGCATGCTTACTGCCCAGTTCAACTCTACTGCGCGGTCTACCAATTCCATACCAGCGGCATCCTGATCAGGCACTACCACAACATCTCGATCTAGACTGCGTATGAGTCTTGCTTGGCTGTCGCTTATGGTATTATGCATTACTGCTAAACCACCAATAGTCAATGCATCAAATATGCCTTCTGTTACTAGCACATGTGTCCAGGAATCATGTTGCAGGTCTGTGCCAAACACATATCCGGGCGGTGTTTGATTGATGTATCTGGGAGTACGGTCATCTAAAAATCTTTGTGTGTACCCTACTACTGAATTGTCATAAGTGAATGGTACAATTACGTATGGTCTTGAGCGTGATGTACCTTTGTAAGGATTTTCTTCACCACTAACCATAAAAGGATAATCTAAGGGTGCTGATCTATTTCTAAGATATTGCCATTGTTCAACGTGTTCGGGTGTGCATACTTCTGAAAATGCAGGAAGTTCAAATTCTGGAAATGTGATGCCAGCAAGTATATCAAATGTTTGTCGGCGTTCTTGCAGTATGCCGTTGATACTGCGATGCCGCATGCTCTCCAAATTTGTACGTTCTATTTCTGCTTCGGGCACACCCAGCCAAGTCAAGAGCCTACGGGCCTTAAAGGAAAGATTCCGGCCAAGGATAAAACTGGCTGTGTAGGCACAGTTGAAACAATGATAACTCCATCCCTGTTCCGTTTGTTTGATTCCACCACGTTGACGTCGATCCTGCGTGTTACCATTATGGGTGCAACATACTGCATTGAAACTCAACCATCCACCAGGTGTGGCTTTTCTTTTGGCAGGTAGGTATGTTAGGATGTCGAGCATCTGTACAGTATAACAGATTTGCTAGACTAAATCAACGATATTGAACGTTTTGTATTTTGCCGTTTGTGAATATAGCAGTGGCTGATATGTTGCTACCAAATTGAATTGGCAAATATCCTGAACCACCATGAGTGATTGTAACTGTACCAACACTACCGTTGGACCCAAGAGTACAGGTTGCTTCGGCTCCTGAACCATTACCCAGAATTTGGATGTATGGTGGTGCCACATAATTGTATCCAGGATTTTGAACTGTAATGCTGGTTACTGAGCCATTAACCACAGTAACGTTGCCCGACGCTCCGAATCCAATTGAGTTGTTTAGTCCCAGTCGTAACAATGGATGGAATCCCACAACATTGATATAGTCACTTACAGTTTCACAAAGGTATTGTCTAGACTCAGTGACATCATACCAAACTGACTCATAGTTTTGTGCGGCTTGTACTTTAACTGTGCCAGTAAATCCTATTAGGTCATATTTGACTGTGGTCAGACTGGCACCGTTTGTGGGCATGTAACTGGAAAAGAATTCTGTTGTTTGAATGGCGTTGATAGGCTGTGGTGTGAGTGCCCAGTCCGGCCATTGTGTGGGTGCTGTGCCCATGAAGTTGATCTTGCCATATGTATCTGGAACAGTACATTCCGCAGAAGGTACGTGTTGTGGTAACACACTATCCACAATGTTGCAGTCTGCTCGGGCCTGTGAGTTAGCATCTGTGTATACTGCTTGTACATAGTTTCCTGCTGATCGTTGTATGCTGTAACTGGCAGGTTGTGCTTGAATATCGATAGTGTCTGCGGAGTCAAGTACAACTTTAACTCTACCCAGGGCTGAACTCAGAATTTCCATGTCTTTGGTAATCAGCAACTCGTCTCCGGTTTGATTTACCACTCGAAAAACAAAGCTGGAACCTGCAATGTTCACAGGTTTTTGGTCCTGATTTATAAATTCAAAGAGTAGCACATTGTCTACTCCCTTGTTGATTGTTAGTTGTTTTGCGTACACTGGGTCATACCTCGCTGTAAAGTATCCGCCGCTGGTGTCTACTAGCAGTACACGGACGATTTGTTGATAAAGATAAGCGGTGGTGGAATACATCTTATATTTAGTTTGTCCAAAGTTAGCAATCCATAAATACCCGCAATGGGAAACAATATCTTTGAAAAATTAACTGAAAAATATCCGTTTATAACGCTGTGTATGTACGCCAACGCAGAATATGTGGGTGTTGTACAAAATCGAGACGATGTTGTGACCACCATCTATGACTTTGGTGCTGTGCAAACACAAGAACTCAAAGTGGAATTTTTAGAACTTGCTAGTACTTGGTGGTGGGAGAGCAATCGTTCAATCCCCATCAACATATTCCTGCGCAGAGACTGGGAGAAGTTCCGTCCTACTCTGCGTACTTTTGTCAACAAAGATTTAGAAATATTGCATGGACCGGCCTGCAGTCTACTAGACATTGCCCGTAAAAAAGGCAAACGCAAATCAATTACACTTGTGAGACGTCTTGACTGAGTAAATTCATATGTAACGCAACCAAGGCCGCATAAGAAATTGCATGACTGTGTTTGAACACAAATCCTTGTGAGTCATCTCCATCCCACACACTAGCAAACACTTCATCCCACGGTCGTGTTTGCAAATGTGCCTTGCCAGGACGTATAATGGATATAAAAGCCGCCATCCTGGGGATGCTATCTGGTCGCATTGCCTTTAGTAAATCTGTGTAGTTGCCTATATGTGCCAATTGACTAGCCCATTCGCGATCAGTCCATAGTCGTTCCCACGGTGGTGTTTGATCTAGCATCTGTTGATAGTGTGCAGGATCACGAACCAGTCCGTAAACACTCATGTTCAAGAAGTCCAGTTTAAAGTATCCACGTTGTTCTGCTGTTTCGTAATCCAATGCCGCACAACCATTGAATGGATCACTTGGTATGTTGGTAACATATATACCCGAGTTATGCTTTCGCCCATTGCTTTGTCGTGCAGGCGTGTGCTGAATTAATTTCAGTATATTATCTCTGTTGGCAAAGTCAATATCAATATCTGCGCTCATCACCATCCTGCTTGTTGTAAAATTTCTTTGGCATACTCTTGATCCGCTGGATAATCATGGAACTTTTTCTGCCAAGCATCACTATCGATATAGGGCCAAACTATTGCAACCTGTTGCGCCGACAACTCGCTCAAGAACTTTTGTCCTGATTCACTATTGTAAATCACCCAAGGTGAGATTCGTCCAGCAGTAACAGCATAACACAATGCATGGGTGTTACCATAACGCAACCAGTCATGTGAAGGATTGTCTGTTTCTTCTGACCAACGCATACTGTGTTCTATTGCACGGGCTAGAGCATCGTTCACTGCTTCTACCAACAGGTATTGCATTAGATATTCTGTATAAATTTTATCACTACACCAATGGTCTATTTTCTTTTGTTCTTTCAACAACCAGTTCATAAAACGATCTGGCGCTATTACTCGTGTGTTCACGCAGTAGTGTCCAAATTTAACAAATGCCCTATAGTATGCACTCTCACAAAAGTCATCATGTGTTTTGTTTCTAGCAGACCCTTGCATTGTTTCGTAGAACTTGATATATGCTTGGAAGCCCATACGCACACCCGGCTCATCTTTGTTTAGTTTTCTGCGTTTGGGTTCACACATGTGAACTGCTATCGA